AGGGCTTCTGGGAGAAGTCACGATACTAATAGAAAGGATACAGTGAACAGTGTCCCGTTCGTCTAGAGGTTAGGACACCGCCCTTTCACGGCGGTAACAGGGGTTCGAGTCCCCTACGGGATACCATTAGTAGGAGAGAATGATGGATATTGCACAGTCACCTATTTCTAAAACAGGTAATAAAGAGTGGGACGAAGTGTTCAACGAATGCTTCTATAATAACATGCGCACCGTCATGTGGAGCCATCATTGTATGCACGATGGTCATATCTACGTTGCCAGAGGACAAGAATGTTCTTGGTGTGGTGCTGAAGAAGAAAGCGAAGTTAACGCAGAAAATGTTGCGTTGCCCTATTTGAAAATGTGAGGTAAGAATGCCAACTAAGTATAAAGAAGATACTGTCAGTAAAGACCGGATGACAGGAAAGACAACAACCCAAAGGTTCTATGTAAAGAGTTTGTCCTCAGATAATCTGTGGAAAGAGTTCTTATCATGTCGCACCCCGAAGTTGAAGCAAAAGTTTCGCAACGAACTTGTGAGACGCAACGTGACACAAGAAGAATTAGTCGCACGAACAGCGGCAGGAGAATAAATATTCTATTCACTATTGACAGACGGGTATTACTATGATACAATGTTTATCAAATAGTGAAGTATTAATTGGCAAGTAGCTCAGTTGGTAGAGCCGATGACTGTTAATCATCTGGTCGCAGGTTCGAGCCCTGCCTTGCCAGCCAATATGCGAGAGTGGTGGAATTGGTAGACACGCTGGTTTTAGGTACCAGTGTCGCAAGACGTGAGAGTTCGAGTCTCTCCTTTCGCACCAATAATTATGAACCAGTGAGAGTAATATGACGATGAAGGCCGGAAAGATTTGGGGACAAACAGAACTAGTTCATGCGAATGGTGTTCTAGAGTTTCACCGTATTGAGTACAAGAAAGGTTTCAAGTGTTCCGAACATCTCCATGAGTACAAGTGGAACGGATTCTTTGTAGAGTCCGGTGAGATGATCGTACGTGTGTGGCAAGACGACCAAGACGGTTTGGTTGACGAAACATTACTACGTGCCGGTGAGTTCACTCAAGTGAAGCCCGGAAAGATCCACCAGTTCGAAGGTGTAAAAGATGGTGTCGCGTTTGAGTTGTATTGGGCAGAGTTCAATCACAATGATATCGTTCGTCGTACCATCGGAAGTAAGTCGTGAACGGAGACCCCGAAGTAAGAGCAGGCGGTCGTACTAAACCGGATCGTTCGTGGTATCCTGATAACTTCGATTGGTATCTGAAGTGGTGCGCATCAATTCTCATTCTTGCGTCACTGGCAATGCGTTCTGCTGGTCCAGAGTTTCGAATGTATGACTTGACAATCGGTTTCGCAGGTATTATGCTGTGGACTTGGGTATCTATTATTTGGAAGGACCGTGCACTGATTATGTTGAATACCGTGTCTGGTTTTATGATAGCAACAACTATATTAAGAGAATGGTGATTTATGAATAAGAAGACAATCTATGCACACACTCCACCCTATACCAATGAGACTATAGAGTTTGAGCGATACACGAATGGTGTGTCGATGCAAGAAGTAGGAGAGATCGGAGTAGTCGATTACAAGTTCAATGAAGGTAATTTGATTCAAGAGTTTAAGGAATACATTGACTCTACGTATGATGCCCATTATTGCACTTCCGGTATTCAGTCCAGCGAGGTTATCATTGACCGTGGTCGTGGTATGGGATTCTTTCTTGGTAATGTAGACAAGTACAATGCACGTTATGGTAACAAGGGTGATATAGATGATCACCGAAAAGATCTTTTGAAAGTATTGCATTATGCTTTATTGGGACTATACACGCATGATTTGGAAAACTCGTGAGTCCAGTGTTTTACTTAGGATACAGGTCCGAAGAAGATAACAACGGTATTAAGTTGTTGAACAAAGATGAAGAGCGAGGGATAGATTTATCCACGTCTCCATTTAAAGAAGGTGATGTTTTTGTCTTGGAATCATCGGACGAAGAACACACATACTTGAAAAGAATATGGACTGGTAGTTCAGTTGGTTAGAATGCCGGCCTGTCACGCCGGAGGTCGCGAGTTCGAGTCTCGTCCAGTCCGCCACACTATATAAACTAGGAGTGTTTATGAGAGGTAAAGCAGTAACAAGACGCCTACGAGAAGGTGCACTAGAACGACTCACTGAGTCGAAATTCTTTGATAAGGTCAACAAGAAAGGTGTTGCCCGAACAGAAGCGCAATGGCAGAAGCGCAAAGATCAAGAGATCGAAACTCTTGAAGTACATCTTGGCATCCGTCAAGGTGCTAAGAAGAAGCGTGAGGAGATCATCCTCGATTAAGGAAGGAGAAAGACATGGAAACGTTAGCAGTAGTTTTTTTAGTAGTAGTGGTAGTTTATTTTGTCAATAGGTTTCGACAAGGTAAACGTGGTTTAGGTCATGGTAAGGGTGGATCTGGTGGTGGAAGTCATCCGAACAACCCTACAAACCCTAACGACCAACTTAAATAACCACTAGGGGAGGTTCCAGAGCGGTCAAATGGATCAGACTGTAAATCTGACGCGAGAGCTTCGGTGGTTCGAATCCACCTCTCCCCACCATTTAGTCTCGGAATGACTTTAAACTTGCACTGGTCGTTACGCCCGTCACCTGAGTAAGTGGAAAACTGCTCAACACACAACACACAAAAGGAGACAATTATGTCTAATGCAAATCCATACGAACTTCGGTTCCAAATTTTCGAAACAGCAAGAAACGTCCTAACAGATGAGTACTGGGCTAAAGTAAATCGTCGCGAAGTCTTGATTGAGACTGGCGGTATTGATACCGTTCCAGAGTTTCCGACATACCCTACTATGCAAGAGATCATGGAAAGGGTTAAAGTTATCAACGAGTTTGTCTCAAACAATTAAACGGAGATTAGCACAGTCTGGTAGTGCACTGCATTTGGGGTGCAGGGGTCGTAGGTTCAAATCCTACATCTCCGACCAAGGAATAAGGGTCTGATTCCCCTTTTAAAATAACTGAATCAGTGGTGCCTAGGAGAGCAAAGGTTTGGGGTGTCGCCAAGTGGTTAAGGCAACGGGTTTTGATCCCGTCATCGAAGGTTCGAATCCTTCCACCCCAGCCATTTTACTACGGGGGGTTGACAGACCCCCCTTTTTTATGGTACTATACAAAAACAAATCGAGGGATGGCAGAGCGGTTGAATGCACCAGTCTTGAAAACTGGCATACGTTAATAGCGTATCTAGGGTTCGAATCCCTATCCCTCGGCCACATTTTATATTATGAAGAGTGAGAGACAATGAAACAACTATTATCCGCAGTGTTATGTACCACAGTTCTTAGTGCATGTTCCGGTGGTGGCTCAGAATCCGCACCAGAACCCGTAACCGTCGCACCACCCCCAGCACCTACTCTATCAGCACTTGAGATTGCTGTTGGTGAACTAAAGGATATGATGGGTACTACATCACCGACGGGTTCTTACGAAGGGTACATCCTACCTGAAAGTGACGATTTTCTAAACATCCCTCAAGACCCAAGCAACCCAGTTACTGCTGAGAAAGTAGAGTTAGGTAAGTTCCTCTACCACGAGACGGGTATGACATCTTCTGAAAACAACCAGACAGATATGGATAATACGTGGTCATGTGCATCTTGTCACAACGGACAGAATGGTTTCAAGTCTGGTATTCGTCAAGGTATTGGTGAAGGCGGTGTAGGATTTGACCATCGCACGGTTGCCGCTGGTGTCGATCCTTCTACAGTTGACGTACAACCTCTCACATCACCTACAGTACTGAATACTGCATATCAAGAAGTCATGTTATGGAACGGACAGTTCGGTAATGTCATCGGTGGTATTGTAAACATAGGTATTGATCCAGAGAGACACTTCACCGAAGGAACTCCAAAAGAAGCGAACCTACGTAGTTTTGCCGGTCTAGAAACACAGGCAGTTGCCGGACTTGGTGTTCACCGTATGAATGTGGAAGAAGGTTCTGTCCTCACCACCAATGAAAAGTATCAGATGATGTTCGAAGCGGCATATGGTACATCGCAACCCAATGATATGTTAGAAGCAGCTGCACTTGCAATTGCCGCATATGAACGAACTATCCTTGCAAACCAAGCACCCTTTCAAGATTTCCTACGAGGTGACGAAGAAGCGTTAACCCTAGAAGAAGTAGAAGGCGCGAAAGTGTTCTTTGGTAAAGGTCAGTGTGCTGGTTGTCACAACGGTCCAGCACTTTCATCACCCGTCGGTTCTCTTGCAAGTGAAGTATTCATGACACTTGGATTCCACGATCTAGACATGTGGGACGATATCATCGGTGAAGTCGGTGAAGGCGTTAGAGAAGGACGTGCCGGATTTACTGGAGACGAAATGGAGAAGTACGCATTTAAGGTACCACCTCTATACAATCTCTCAGATACAGAAGTGTTCGGACACGGTGCATCATTCACTAGTGTTGAAGATGTGGTACGATACAAGGTTGCGGCTGTTCCTCAACACCCAGATGTGGATCTTATAGATATAGATTACAGATTCACCCCTCTAGACTTATCTGAGGAAGAGATAACTAATCTGGTATTGTTCTTAGAGAATAGTTTATACGATCCAGATTTGATGAGATATGTTCCTACAGAGTTACCGACGGGTCTCTGTGTAACTAACAACGACGAAGATTCACGTAGAGAGCTAGGATGTGATCAATGACACAGAAGATAGAAGTACTGACTCTTGCTAAAAAAGCATTCTTGGAGAGAGTCTATAGAAAAGAACTTTTAAGGTCTGACTATATAGACGTAAGAATGGAACAACTCAAGGTTGAGGCAAATAACCCTAACAATTCTGAAACCGATGCTGCGTGGTATAACAGAATCATTCAAGAACTAGAGTGGGTTAAGAGTCAGATTAAAAATGGTTGATTTTGGTTTAATAGGAATACTTGGGGTGATGTTATGTCCAATGGTTTTTGGTGGCATCACTCTTCTTTATTCACATAAGTACACTCACCCAGTGACCAAAGAATGGTGGAGCAAAGCGAATAAAGATGGTAACTAAAAATGATATAACCGGAGATAAGATACAGTCCAAAACGTTATCAAAAGAAGGAAGAGATAACTGGGATAAAATCTTTGGTAAGGATAAAAAGACAGAAGAATCTGTCAAGAAACAAAAGGTTATAAATAAGGAAAAGTAGTTTAGGAAGGATTGTGGGGCCGTAGCTCAGTTGGGAGAGCGATTCCCTTGCACGGAATAGGTCGTAGGTTCGATCCCTATCGGCTCCACCACTTTCCAAGAATTTCCCCACAATACGGGGGCTCGGTACTAGAGAAGAACGATGCGCACTAGGCGCACTAACTTGATAACTGCGATCTCTCACAACGTGCATGTTAAAAATGCCAGAGCAGAAGGGAAACCTCAATCCCACAAGTTACGGTTCTCCGACACATAAAGTACCATCCACTTGAGCCCCTGTATTTGTGGGGATTCTTATTTGACCAATACCGCCAAAATAGTCACTCTTTGCCCTTGACAAACGTTTCTAAAAGATGTTATAATACTGGTATATTGAATTGAACTGGACTATATTATGTTTACACACGAACCGATACCTTTGAACGAAATGACTGCTGTCACTACGGACACTGGTCGTCAATACGAAACCCCCGAAGGTATAACCCTACCTTCTATCACTACGGTCCTTTCTATACTGTCTCGTGACTCCATTGCAAAATGGCGTGCTCGTGTCGGTGAGAAAGAAGCAAACCGTATCTCCTATCGCGCATCTACGCGTGGTACTGCGGTTCACGAAATCTGTGAACAGTACGTCAACAATGACCCCGACTATGACAAGTACATGGCGATGAATATCGACACTGGTGAACAGACGTTGACCACACGTACTCCCGATCTAATCGAGTCCTTCTTAAAACTCAAACCCATCCTTGACGAACGTCTTGGTACTGTCTATGCTCAAGAAGCACCACTGTACTCTACGCACCTAGGTGTTGCTGGTCGTGTGGATTGTGTCGGTATCTTTGATGGGAAACCATCTATCATTGACTACAAGACTTCCATGAAGCCTAAACGTCTCGATTGGATTAAGAACTACTTCATGCAAGAATCTGCATATTCTATTATGTGGGAAGAACGCACGGGTATGCCTATCACCCAACTTGTGACTATTATCTCTGTCGACAACCATGAACCACAGGTGTTTATCGAACACCGTGACAACTGGGTGCGTCCATTACGAGATACTATTGCCCAATATAACGAAGAAAATAGCACAAATCCTCTTGACATATAAATAGTATCTGTTATACTCTAGGGACCAACTTAGAGTAAAGAGGATTCTATAGATGGCAAATTTTAGTGGAGGCGATGCCGGATTCGATAAGGGTTACCTAGAGAAGGTAGCAATCGATATCGAAGAAGGTAACGAGGTCAAGTTCGCGGGCAATGTTAAGCAAGTAGTTAACATGACCGACGAAGTTGTTTCTTGGATAGCCGCTGTCAAAAAAAGAGACATCAACAAAGTCAATAGTGCTTTTAAGACAGGTAGTAAGTTTCTTCCTATATTTAATGGTTATGCTTGGACCAAGATTGATAAGGCACCATATAGTGGACAAGGTGGTTCAGGTGCCGGTGATGAGATCACTGCACTGGGAGAATGTTTTCATGCATACGTATCTGCCGCTCGTCAAAAGAAGGGAAGTAGTTTAAACAGTTGGTTAGAGGCAATCGATCTATTGGACAGTTCTACTATAAACAGATTTACCGATTGTGATAGAACCCTGAAACAATGTCTGGATGGATTAGATGAGGCATGGAAGAATTCAGCGGTAGTTATCAGTAATAAATTGTCGGGTCAATTGGGAATAGGTAATTATAAGTTTTTACGAGGTGGTACAATAGTCACTAGTATAGAAAACAACTATCAGAAGTTGAAGAAGATTGCTGGCATAACACTGAATGTCAACAAGTGGAACCCATCCGATATGTGGGCAATGAAGATAGGATTTTCTCTCGACACCAACCAAGATACTCTAGATGACTTTAACCAACTATTATTACAGGAATACAGGAACAAGAATTTGATTGGTGTTTCCCTGAAGAAACTTGCGAGTAATGCGAAGACGTGTTCCGAAGAAGAGTTCAACGGAGGTACTCCAAGACCAGAAGCCAAGTTTGTTAAGTATGCGATTTCAGGTATAGGTAAGAACGTTGATTGGTCGACTTCATACCCTCGCGCCGGGAGTGCAAGTAAAGACGTTTATGTTTACTATAAACTTGGAGCCAAAGAATACAATATGCAGATTCGAACATTTAGTTCGCAGATGTCTGGTTGGCAGGGAGAGATTAAAGGCGCGACTGCTGCCGGTGGTAAGATTGGTGGTGGTAACCTACAGATGGCATTACAGTTCGCTGGTATTGCTGACAGAGAGTACCACAGTCAAAGTGCGTTCAAGATAAAGTCTAGGATTACTAATAACACGACTATTGCAGAATTCACCAAAATGTACAATTATTTGGGTGATGTGGATATGACCGAAGAGGACATGGCATTATTCCTAGCAGATTATAGTAATGAGTGGTTATACAGTAAATTTTTAGGTTTACAATTCATATACACTATGTTGACCAAAAGAAAATCAGATGAAGTAATGTCCCAAGTCATAAGCATAGCATCGTCTTCGACTCCGAAAAGTTCAGTCTTTTTAAAGTATAGTTAGGAATACTAATGAAAAAATTTACAGAATTTACAGAACTTCAAGAAACCCTGAACAACCCGTATCCTGCCACTCTAAAGAAGGACGGGAAACAAGAGTATCGTTCCTCAGTTAAACTTGACGATGGTGGTCAATTGAATGTAGACATCAGCGGTGACGAACACATCGATGACTATGATTACATAGATTGGGAGATTAGTTTTGAACGTAATGGTGAACAATCTGTTACGGGTGAAGGTGATGCATTACGTATCTTGGCAACTGTTATGAACTTGATAGCCCAGTTTGTTAAAATGGAAAATCCCAAGTACATGAACCTATCCGCAGCCAAGGATAAGAAGAACCAGAAGAAAGGTCTACAAGGTCGAGAGAGACTGTATATGCGTCTCATTAAAAAGCAGTTAGGGTCTAAGTACAAAATTGAAACCGAAACCAGTTCGAGTGGTACAACTTGGCAAATGCAGAGAAAACGATAATGGAAAACTTCAGCAACTTCATCACAGAGTCAAAGAACACACACATGACCCACATCGAGGACAAGGTCCTATACGGTGGAGTTGATGGCACACGACAGGCAATCAATGCGTTACGTGGTCTACGTGATATGTTGTCTGGTACATCAAAGGGTCGTATCTCTGTAAAGTGGGACGGTGCGCCTGCGATATTCTGTGGTATAGATCCAAGTGACGGTGAGTTCTTCGTTGCTAAGAAAGGTATATTCAACAAGAACCCAAAGGTCTACAAGACCGATGCAGACATCGACGCAGACACGTCCGGTGACCTAAACACCAAGTTAAAGGACGCTCTCAAGTACCTACCTAGTCTAGGGATTACGGGTGTTGTCCAAGGGGACTTCCTGTTCGGTAAGGGTGATGTGACTACTAAGACTATCGACGGTCAGAAGTACAGTGTGTTCCACCCGAACACAATTGCATATGCAGTACCTTATGACCAAGCGAAAGCAGTACGTGCCGCCAAGATCGGTATTGTATGGCATACGACTTATACTGGAGATACATTTGAGTCGATGCGAGCGACATATGGTGTGGACGTGTCGAAATTTCGCAATTCTATCGACATATGGTCACAGGATGCAATGTTAAAAGATATGACTAATGCGACAATGACCGAACGTGAGACCAAATCAGTCAATGACCTATTAACCCAAATAGGTCGCTTGTTCAAGCAGACTTCTGCCACTACTATTAAGACTCTCGCAGATAGTCCTAATATCGCACAGGCGATTGAAACCTACAACAATTCGTTCGTTCGTGCAGGAGCCTTACTCCCAGACTCAAAAAAGCATGTTAAAGGATTGATAAGTAATAGACAAGCTTACTACAAAAAAGAGATTGCAAGCAAGAAATCTCAACGGGGTAAGGACAATTGGATTGCCAAAATGAAGGATGAGATGGAGTTTTTCTCTGATACAAACAAGGCTAATCTAGTTAAGATGTTCGAATTGCAAAAATTAATTGTTTTAGTGAAATTAAAACTTATAAATAGTTTAGACAAACTTAAATCGATTGATACTTTCGTGAAAACTTCTAATGGTTACAAAGTGACTGGC